AGATCACGTTCAGCTTCCTGGCCGAGCCGGTTCGCTACGCCGCTTAATGGTTTAGATCAAGGCTAGGCCACAAGCCGAAAGCGCGTTCCTCGTTCGCGTTGCCTTTGATCTTCCTAACGAGGATTGTCTAACGAGGACACTCCATGCTGAAACTCACGCCGAATCCGACCTTTGCCGCCACGGTGGAAATCCACGTTCCGGGCAGCGGAAAGGTCAAGGTTCCATTCGTCTTTGCCTATAAGGACAAGGACGAATACAAGGTATTCACTGACGAAGCCGCGCAGGGGAAGAAGGAAGAACTCGCCGTTCTTCTGGAAATCGTCAAGGGATGGGAAAACTGCGACGTTCCCTATTCGCCGGAAGCCCTTGGAACGCTGCTGAAAAAGTATCACGGTTCCGGCTCTGCTATCTTCGCCGCTTACGTCAATGAACTGACCGGCGCCCGCTTGGGAAACTGAGGAAAGTCGCCCGCTTCTTCTACCAGAAACGCCCATCGCAGCAAGAGCTAGACGCGATGGGATTCACGATGGAAGACTACGGCGACGAATTCACGCAGGTCGAAGTTTTCCCCGAGAACTACCAAGCATCAATCGTCTTTCAATCCCTGCTTACCCAATGGCGACTCGGCTTCAATGGTCCGGTAGGACTTGATTACGGCGTTGTGCCGACTGTCCTCAAGTTGCACGGCATCAAGCGCAAGCGGTGGGAAGAAATATTCCACTGTCTCCGTGTCATGGAAGACGAAGCGTTAGTCACGATACATAACAACAAGTAACTGCCTACGGGCGGTTTTTATTTTGAGGCTCCGCATGGCTGAAGAGATTGTCACACTCGGTATTGAGGTTAAGACCGATGGTGTAAAGCAGGGTGCGGAATCCCTCGATAAACTGGCACAGGCAGGCGCACGGGCTGAAAAATCAACCTCTGCCATGTCAGATTCCGCTGCGAAGGCAAATGCCCAAATCGCAGCGATGGCGCAGAAAGCAGGTAGTGCTTCTGGCGCATTCAAGCCGCTCGATCCGGCGGCTGTTTCCCTATCCAAGATCGCTACGGAAGCGCAGAAAGCCAACGCGCAACTATCAGGTATTGGCAATCAAACCAGCAAATTCGAGCAGATTGCAAAGTCTGCTGATTCTGCATCGGTCGGGATCAACAAGGCCGCGCAAAGCCTCGATAAATTCCAGAAAGAAGCATCCAGCATTCAAGGCATCGCTGGTTCTTTGTCGGCTGGATTTTCATCGCTGGCTAAATTAGCGGGCGGCCTGTTTGCTGGCGTTTCGATTGCTGCCTTTGCCGGAAAACTGGTATCCGTTCAGCGCGAGTTCGACGTTCTCAATTCATCGCTGATTACGATCACCGGAAGCTCTGCGAATGCCGAAAAGGAACTCGCATGGATCAAGGAATTTGCCGCTGAAACGCCGTTCTCGCTGGCCGAAGTGACGCAGGCATTCATAAAGATGAAATCCCTTGGTCTTGATGCATCCAAGGAATCACTGACCAGTTACGGCAACACCGCATCAGCGATGGGCAAGTCGCTGAATCAGATGATTGAAGCGGTTGCTGATGCTTCTACGGGCGAATTTGAACGCCTGAAAGAGTTCGGCATCAAGGCAAAGCAGAACGGCGATACCGTTGCGCTTACGTTCCAAGGCGTTACGACGACCATTCAGAACAATGCCGAAGCGATCACCAAATACCTGACGGACATCGGTAATAAAAACTTCTTCGGCGCGATGGAAGAACGCGCCAAGACGCTTGACGGTGCCATCTCTAATCTCGGTGATACGTGGGATGAACTGTTCCGCACCATCAATCAGAACAATACAGGCGGGATCATCTATGACAGCGTAAAACTTGCTACGGGTGCGATTGAAGACTTGATAAGCATCATTCGCGCAATGAACTCGGCCTATGCTGAAGGAACGAAGGAATCTGGCGCATTTGCCAGCATTCAAGGCGGGATTTCGTCTGCACTAGATGCTGTAGCAATCGTGGCAACTCGCGTCAAGTTCGGCATTGTCGCAATTGGAAAAGAGCTAGGCGCATTGGCTGCGCAGGCCGTTGCAATAAGTCAATTGCAATTCTCTCAAGCTGCAACCATTGGAAATCTGCGACGGGAAGACGCCAAGCAGGAAGCAGCCAACCAGGATAGAGCACTTCGCGCCATTGCAAACCGCGCACAAGCAGACAGCGACCGCAAAGGATTGATCGCACTATCTGACGGAATTCCTACGCAAAAGCCAAAGTCGTCTGGAAATAACGGAACAGGAAAGAAGGGCGGCAAAGACGAGCAGGCATCTGACGAAGCAAAAGCCTACGCCAACACGTTGCAAGGCTTGGCAGACATTGCCCGCGATGCTGATGCTTCGACACTTGACCTGACGGCCAGCCAGAAGAAGATCTATGACCTGATGACCTCCGCGAACTGGCAGAAGATGCCGGATACGTGGAAGCAAACGGCGATTGCTCAGTTTGAATCAGCCCGCGCTGCAGAACTTAATGCCAAGTTTCAAAAGGGAGTAGAAGCGCAAAGCATTAAGAACATTGCCGCGAATCAGGAGATGTTTGACCAGACGCAGACGTTGCAGAAGCAGGCCGAACTCTACGGCATGACGGCTTCGCAAATCAGCGTGATGGAAGAAGCGAGGCTGGAAGATGCCATCGCACTCGCTACGCAAAACGGTGCCTATCCGGAACACATCGCTTTTCTTGAGCAGGAGCTCGAAGCCCGCAAAAAGCTGAACGCAGCTTATGAAGAAAACGACCTTAAGCGCCTTTTGTCCGGCACCAAGTCACAGGAAAACAAGCGCAAGGAAGCAGACCGCGCCACGCTTGATCGCGGATTGGCGAGCGGAAAAATCACTAAGGACGAATACGACGAAGCGATCGCCAAGTTCAAGGAATCGACCGATGAAATGAGCGAATTTACCAAGCAGGCTGCGCGCAACATGCAGGATGCAATGGCTGAATTCTTTATCAATCCGACGAAGGACGGGATTGAAGGCTTGGCCGATTCGTTCGGTAAGACAGTGCAAAAGATGATTGCACAGGCTGGTTCTGCGCAACTAATGAATCTGCTGTTTGGCGACATGGGTAAGACAGGAAAAGTTACCGGGCTAGTTGGTCAAGGACTGGACTGGCTGAAAGGAACAGACTTCATCAAGTCGTTCGGTTTCCATGAAGGCGGCATCGTCGGCTCAGACGATCACTCATTCACCCGCACCGTTCCCGCTTCCCTATTCAACAACGCTCCTCGATACCACTCTGGCGGGATCGTTGGTGACGAGGTGCCGGCCATCCTCAAGAAAGGCGAGCGCGTATTGACCAAGGAACAGCAGCAAGGAATGGGCGGTAGCGTCGTCATCAATATCAATTCGTCCAATGGCGATCCTGCCGAGATTCGCCGGGCAGCAGCAGCCGGTGCGAGAACAGCGCTAGGCGTAATGAACGGGGCGCGTCGTTATGGCTGATTTCCTCGAAGAACGTATCTCTGCCGACATCCTAACTGGCGCTGGCTATCAAGATGATTACTCAGTCAATGTCGTGACTGATTCCGGCGGAAATGAATACCGATCTCTGTATCACCCGTTCCCTGTGCGCAAGTTCGAAATTTCATACCTGCTTGAAAAGAACGGAATGTGGGCGCAACTGCTCAATCTCTACCATCGGGCGCACGGAAAGTATGGCGGGTTCCGTATTCGGGCGATTGATGATTACAAGTCCTGCGCAACCAACCAGACGCCTACCGCATTCGATCAGCCAATGGGCCTTATCTCAACTGGCGTTTATGAGCTGAGAAAGTATTACGGACTCGATAAATCAGCCGGGGCTACAGGCTACCCCTATCGAAAAATCAAAAAGCCGGTATCTGGAACCGTCAAGGTCGGCATTCAGTCTTCAGAAATCCATTCTTCAATGTGGTCAGTAGATACGACGACCGGGATTGTCTCTTTCGCTGCTGACAAGACTTTCGCCGTAACTGCAATCACCAAAGCAGCAAGCGCCGTCCTGACAATTGGATCGCACACGATCATATCTGGAACGCACGTCCATATATCTGGCGTTTCAGGTATGACGCAGATCAACGGACAGCGGGCAATGGTGACTGGTGTTGGCGCTACCACAATAACCGTAGCAATCGACTCAACCGCTTATTCTAACTACACCAGCGGTGGGGTGATTCATACCAATCCGCAATCTGGAGAGCAGGTTACTTGCGGATTTGAATTTGATACGCCGGTCAGATTCAACACGACGTTGCCGGTAGGGCAAGACCATTTCAATTACCGCTCGCTTGACGGTATCGAACTCATTGAATTGCTAAATCCATGAAATCGACCGTCGCGCCCTACCAGACTACCGCATGGTGCCTGCGCATCGAGTGCGTCAACGGGACCGTGCTGCGCTTCACGACTTACCCGTATGACCTGACCATGAGCAACGCCACCGTCTACGCGACGGATAGTGGTTACGAGCAGACGGCGTACACGGCAGATACGGGCATGGCATCGAGCGCCATTGACGTGGAGGGGTTCGTCGGCGTCGGCGGATTGACGCGCGACCAGATCGCCAGCGGCGTCCTCGACAATGCCCGCATCTACGTTTTCAAGTGCGATTACCTGGTGCCGGTGGAAGATTATGAGCCGGTCAGTTCCGGATTTTTCGGGAAATCGTCGCTTGACGACGGGCGGTACAAGATCGAGGCGATGAGCCTGATCGACGCGCTGTCGCAGTCAGTCGGAAAGTCCTACACATCTGCCTGTTCGCGCACCTTCGGTGATGCCGGGTGCACCATTGACCTGGCGGCCATCACTGTAACCGGTGCGGTTACCAGTGTCACCAGCAATGCGATCATCCGCGACAGCAGCAGGGCGGAAGCGGCGGATTATTTCGTCGCCGGTACGATCCACTTCACGTCAGGCGCAAACCTCGGGCTGAAGCCGCTGGAAATCAAGAGTTACGCGGCCAACGGCACCATCGAGACCTTCGACACGTTTTTCTATACGCCCCAGATCGGCGATGCCTACAGCATGACTCCCGGCTGCCGAAAAAGGAAAGTCGACTGCCAGGGATGGGATAACGTCATCAATGCGTTCGCCTTCTGGGACGCTCCTTTGTCGTCGACATACCAGCAGGTAGGGGGCAACCGTGACTGAAGACTCCATCGTTGCCGCCGCCCGCGCCGCACTCGACACCCCGTTCAAGCACGAAGGGCGGCAGGCCGGCATCGGGCTGGATTGCGCCGGCCTGTTGGTGCATGTCGCCCGCGAAGTCGGCGTCGAGCCGATGGACCGATCCGGCTATGCCCGCATGCCTGGAAACGGGCAGATCGAAGAGGCATTGCAGGAACACGTCGACGCCGGCATCCTGGTCCGCGTGCCGGTGACCGACATGCGCCCCGGCGACCTGTTCCTGATGCGCTTCGCGGGTGAAAAGGCATCGCGCCACCTCGGTATTTGTGCCGGCGACACGATGATCCACGCTTGGGCCATTGTCCGCAAGGTGTGCGAACACCGCATTGATGAAACGTGGCGGCGCAGCATTGTCCGCGTCTATCGATTCAGCGAGGTCGAGCATGGCTAAGTCGACCGGGCAGTGGATCGGGACCGCCGTTGGTGCAATCATCGGGTTTTTCGTACCCGGAAGCTATGTGATGCTTGGCGCCGCCATCGGTGGCGCCATCGGTGGCGCCATCGACCCGCCGAAAGGGCCAAAAATCGAGGGGCCGCGTCTCAATGACCTGAACGTACAGACGGCAACGCTGGGCGTGCAGATACCGACGATCAAGGGGACGGTGGCTACTTTCGGAAACATCTTCTGGGTAGAAAACAATAAACTCAAAGAGACCAAGAAGACTGAGGAACAGGGCGGCAAGGGAGGCGGCGGTGGTGCTGAAACTACGACCTACAGTTACAGCGCAACTTTTGCCTTGGGCCTCTGCCTTGGCCCGGTCGACAGCGTGCGCCGCATATGGTGCTCCGGAAAATTGATCTACGACTCCGGAGACGGAACCGTCGGAGGAGTCCTAGCAAACGGGATTACCGTGTCATCATGGTGGCCGGGGTCGGATCACACTCACGCAATCCCGGAAGCCGCGGCTGGCGGCGCCATCCGCATCTATACCGGAACATCGACGCAGGAACCCGATCCGCGCATGCAGGCCGCGCTTGGGGTCGCCAACACGCCGGCCTATCGCGGGCTTGCCTACATCG